AAAAATATACAAATTAGTAATGAACATGCTTCAAACAATCTTGTAGAAGTATCTGTAACTGATAGTTCAGCTTCAGCTACTTTTGAAGTATATCATAAAGATTTATCTTCTGGAGAAACAGTTAATGCTGCATTATCTCCTATTGTTTTAGAGTCAGCAGATATACTTAAAATACAAGTAGGAACAGTAGATACCATTGAAGGTATGGTTAGTTACTTAGAAATATTTGACGAAAAGAGTTCTTAGATATACATTGATTTTAATTAGTTTATATAGTATTTATGGAATTAGTACGAATACCAATTATAGAACTTGATAAAGTTTGGTCATTAGTAGAAAAAGATATTAAATCTGCTTTAGCTTATTCAGGTCAACTTACCGATTCAGATTATGTTTTTGAGACTGCTAAAGAAGATAAATTTCAAGTCTGGGTTATTTGGGATAAAAAAGAAAAACAAACATCTGATAAATATTTTGGTGTAGTAGTTACTGAAATAATAAAAAGAAAACATGGTAAAGTCTGTCATGTCTATATTGTGACTGGAAGGCAAATGTCTAAATGGCAACACTTAATAAGTAGAGTTGAAGAATTTGCTAAAGATGAAGGTTGCAAGATGATGGAATTAATAGCTAGACCAGGTTGGCAAAAAGTCTATAATAATCATGGTTATAAAAAAACCCATGTTGTTTTAGAAAACAAATTAAACAAGAGGATAAAATATGAGTTTTGGCGGAGGAGATTCAGGAGGAGGTGGAAATCAAACAACACAAGTAACACCTTATGCACCAGCACAACCTGCATTAAATCAAATACTATCAGAAGCAGGACAATTATATGGACAAGGTGTAGGTGCTTCAGGTTATGTAGCTCCCTCACAACAAACATTAAGTGGTCTTGCTCAACAAGAACAATTAGGTACAGCTGCAAATCAACAAATGGCTGCAACACTTGGTGGACAATATTTAAATCCTTTTTTATCACCTTTATTACAACAAACTGCTGGAAATATTTATACTAATGTAGCACAACAATTTAGTGGAGCAGGTAGAACACCAGGTTCTCCAATGATGCAAAACCAAGTTGTTTCTCAAGTAGCTAATGCTGCTTTACCTTTAGCTTTTCAAGAGTATGGTCAAGAAAGAGGAAGACAGTTAGGTCTTGCAACTCAAATACCTGGTCTAACTCAAACAGGAGCTCAATTAGAAAATTTACAAAGACAACAACAAATGGCTCCATATCAATCATTACAACAATATTCAAATTTAGTTAATCCAATAGCTTCTGGTTTTCCAGTAACTACTGCTCAACAAAACACAGCATCCAATCCATATTCAATGGCTATGGGTGGTGCTTTATTAGGTGGTGCATATGGTGGTGGAACTGGTGCTTTATTAGGTGGAGGAGCTGGATTATTAAGTGGTTTTTTATTATAATGGACAAACTAAGAAAAATTATTTACGACTTTGAAGTAAACATTGAACAGAAACCATCTAAATATATTTTAGTTTTATTTGTTTTATTTGCTATTTCTATAATAATTTAAAGGATATATATTATGCCAATCGGAGATTATTCAGGAGGATCAAGTAGTAGTTCTAATAGTAGTTCTAATAGTAGTTCTAATAATAATTCTGGTGGTGGTGGAAGACAAGATGCTGAATCTCAATATGGATCTAGTTCTTATGATTCTTCACAAAACCAATCTGGTAGAGAACAAAGTTATGGTGGTGGTAATGATAATACAGTAGATCCTGGTTTTCAAAGAGCATTAGCAGAAATAGCTTATCAACAACAAAATCCTGTTTATGGTGATCCAGATCCTCAAGTAGATGTTTCTCCACAAGATAGAGATAGTATTACAAGTTTTTTTGATAATTATTCAGCTAATGTAAAATCAAATCCATATAATCTTTCAATGCTAGGTGACTTTAAAAACATTATATCAAACTAATCAAGCTAGAAATATGATGTCAGGTGTACCAGGTTATGAATTTTTAGGATATACAGGTGGTAATGGAAATACTACAAATACTGCTGTAGGTAGTGGTGGAGGTGGTAATGCTTTGCAAAATTTATTAATTTCTTCAGAGTTGTTTACACCGCAACAATCTATGGTTAATGATTACTTTGCTAATCAACCTTCATCTTCTATATCTTCTAGTTTGCAAACAAGCTATAATGATGCTAAAAGTAACATAAATAACATATTGGGTATAAGTACACCAAGTCAACAGTTTGGTTACTCACAAGCACCCTATGGCAACCTAAGTAATGTAAATATGACAAACAACCCTTACAATATAGATTACTTAAAACAATTAGGATTAATATAATGGCATTAATGGATTTATACAGAAAATATATGACAGGAACAGCAGGTGTTGATGGTGGTCAAGGAACTCAAGGTTTATTTGGTGTCGGTGGTCAATCTGGTGCAGGTGGATTAATAGATTTTCAAAAAAATGAATAATCAAGAAGGTGGTTTATTAAATAATATACCTCAATCAGCTTTATTAGGTTCGGCTATATTTGGTCAAGGTATGCAAGGTAAAGATCCTTTCTCTGCATTACTTCCTGCTGTAACTCAAACAGCACAATTACAACAAATGTTAACTCCTAAAAAAGGAAGATTAATTTCTGCTTATGATCCAAATAAAGAAAATGAAGATGGATCTAAAGGTGCAGTTGTTTATGAATATGAAAGAGATATTAAAGCTAAAGGTTTAACACCAGTACCAAAAGAATTTCAAGGAACTGCTGCTGCAAGAAACTATGCAAGTTATTTAAAAATAGTAGAAGAAGGTGATCCAATGAAGATAAAAATTGCAGGTGAAGTTTATGGAAGAAAAGGTAAAGAGCGAATGAGCGAAGAAGAATTTTTAGGATCTGTTGCAAAAAATTTAGCTAAATCTGAATATACATCCTCTGAAGAAATATCAGACAAACTACCAGGATTTAAAAATCTTTATAGAGAAATTTACAAAAACTATGGAAACCCCTACATCAGTTCCAGAAAGTAAAGATCAATTAATTGATGGACAATTATATAATGTTAATGGTCAATCAATGAAATGGAATAAGAAAAAAGATAACTTTGAATAGGAGGTTGTATGGCTATAACCTTTGAAGAATTAAAAAAAAATTCCGAAACTCAAAATAAACAAGAACCAGTTACATTTGAATCTTTACAACCACAAGAGATTAAAGAAGAACCTAAAATACAACCAATAACATTTGAATCTATAAAAAAGAAAAAGAAGAAAATGAAATTGGTGTAGGTGAAAATATTTATCGTACAGCAATTGGTGCTTTAAGAGATTTAGCTCAAGGCACTGTAGATTTTTCAGATTGGATAGAATCACCAGTTGATTTAATTACTCCAGATAAATATAAAGGTGGTGTAGTAAAAACTGAAGAAGATGGTTATCAATTTTTATATGGAGATGAGTTTAAAGAAGCTAAAACAAGGATGCAATCTCAAGGACTAAAGGTAATTGATTTTCCTAAAGTTAAACAACCTACATATTTTGGTGGAGAATTTGTAAGAGATGTTACAGGATTTGTTATTCCTTTTTCAAAATTAAAAATGATTACACCTGTATCTAAAATAGGAAAAGGTACAGAGATTGTTGCAAGAGGTGCATTGGCAGAACAAATGGCTTTTTCTCCTTATGAACAACGACTATCAAATTTAGTAGAACAATATCCTAGTTTAGCAAATCCAGTAACAAAATATTTAAAAGCTGATCCTAATGATACTGAATCTGAAGCTAGATTTAAAATGGCTTTAGAAGGAGTTGGATTAGGTACTGCTATAGAAGGTATTGTCTGGGCTACTAAACTAATAAAACCTGGACTTTCAAGAATTTTTAAAACTGAAAAACCAGAACCTAAAACTAAAACTGGAGAACCTTTTACTGTTAAAGATCAACCAGATTCTGCAAAAGAAAAACTATTTCAGAAAATTTACAAGCTATTGCCGAACCCCTTGAAGATGTAAATATTACAAGTGTTGAAGCAGCACCTGGATTACTAGGTAGAAAATGGCAAACAATGGCAGATAAAGTAATTGATTTTACAAGTTCTAAATTTCCAAGTTATAAACCTTTAAAAGATTTACCTAATCAAGATAAATATTTAACATTAAGAGGATTAACTACAGGAAAATTAGAAGCTGTAAAAGATTTATCAAAAAATGTTTTTGAAACTTTTTGAAAACTTAAAACTTGATGAAAAAATATCTGTTAAAAATTTTTTAACTAAAGAAGGAACTGAGTCCGCAATAAAGAATGTTGATGTTTTAAAAAAAGCAAAAGAATTAAGATTAGCAATAGATACTGTTGGTAAATCATTAGTTGATGCAGGAATATTATCCAAAGAAGTTATTAAACAAGGTGAAGGATCTTACTTGCCAAGACTATACTTAAAGTATTTTGGTAAAAATAGTAATATGGGTTACACCAAACAAAGAAAAGAATTACCTCAAGATACAAAAGATTTTTTAGGAGAAATACAAGATGTTAGTTTATTAGGATCTAAAGCTATTGAAGCACCCATGTCTGATATAGTTCGTCATGGATTTTTTAAAAAAATAGCAGAAGACTCTAATTGGAATTTAAAAGCAGGATTAATTAAATTTCAAGGAAAAGATGTTAGTCCATTATGGTTGAAAGATGAATCAGATAGAATAGCTAGAGAAATAAGAGATGGTTTAAGACCTTCAAAAGATAATAAAATAATTAAAGAAATGGATAAATTAATTGATGATGCTAATTTAAATATTAGTAAAGCTGATCTATCTTTATATAAAAAAATACCTGAAACAAAACATTATGGAACTTTAAGAGGTTCTTACATTAGAAAAGAAATAGCTGATGATATTATTGGTGCAGGAGATTTTGCAAGTAAAGAAACTAGTATTGCTAAATCTATATTAGGTGATGGAGGTTTATTAACAAAAGGAACTAAACTTTGGAAGATGAGTAAAGTTGCATTGAATCCACCAACACAAGTAAGAAATGCTATGTCAAATGTTATTTTGTTAAATCTTTCTGGCGTTAAATGGAAAAATTTGCCTAACAGATTACTTAATGCTTGGAATGATATAGGTAAAAATGGAGTTTATTCACAAATTGCTAAAAAATATGGAGTAGTTAATTCAACATTTTCTAAACAAGAAATGATTGAAATTAATAAAGCATATTTAAAAGCAAAAGCTAAAGCTACAGGAAATGTTATAGACAAAGCTAAATATATAGCAGGAGCAATTGGTGATGCCGCAACAAATGCTTATCAATTTATTGAAATATTAGGAAAAACTGCAAAGATTATTGATGATATGGCTAAAGGTATAGATGAAGGTACAGCAGCTTTAAATGCACAAAAACTTTATTTGATTATTCTTTAGTTCCACCTTCAGTTAGATATTTAAGAAACGCACCATTAGGTATGCCATTTGTAACTTTTTATTACAAAGTATTACCGAATCTTTTAGAAACAGCAATAAGACATCCAGAAAGATATGCACCTTATATAGCTTTACCTTATGCTTATCACAGTTTATTAGCTGCTTATAAAGGTGTAACAAATGAAGATTTTGATTCATTAAAAAAAGCTTTACCTGAATATTTGAGAGATGGTGGAAAAGCTCTTGCTATGCCTGTAAAAGATAATCAAGGTAGATGGCAATTTTTAGATTTTAGTTATTTTTTACCATGGTCTGCATTTACTGGTATAGTTAAATCAGCAGCAGATGGAAATGTTCAAAAATTCTTTTCAAACTTTGGATTATTTGGAGCTCCAGCAGCACAATTAGTTACAGCAGCTCTTGTTGGTAAAGATCCTTTTACCCAAAGAGAAATTGTTAATAGATTTGATCCTCCAGCTAAAAAAATTGCTGATACAATGATGTATATATATAGAATGGCTATGCCAACTTGGTTGACAGATATTGGATTTGCAGGAAAATTAAAAGAAGTATTAGATAAAGATGTAAATAGATATGGTGATCCTAAAATTACCATGACTCAAGCATTAACTAGATTAGTAGGTATAAACATATATCCTATTGATCCACAAAAAAGCAGAGCTACAAATATTAAATTGATGAAAAATGAAATAACTGGTATAAAGTCAAGAAGATCTCAAGTTTTAAAAGATAAAAATCAATCTTCTGAAGATAGAAAAAATAACATGAATAAATACAATGAAATGATTAAAGAAAGAATAAAAACAACTTAAAGAGTATGTTAAGGAATCAAAAATTCCTGAAAGACTGAAATAATATCATGGCTAGAAAATCTGCAACAGAAGTAAAAATAGATTTTTTAGTAAAAGAGATAAGAGAACTAAGAAGTGAAACCAAATCACTTAGAGCAGACATTAATAAAGGTAAAGGTGCTATATGGATTTTAGTAGCTTTAGCAGGAATAATAACAAGCGGCTATAATTATTTTAAATAGCTATTTTGAAATCAGATAAACAAATAATCTCTGAAAGACAAAAGAAAACCTCCATTAAAGGAACAGTAGGGGAATACCAAACAATCGCAGATTATACTAGACAAGGCTATTGGGTAGCTAAATCAGTTGATCCAAGTTGTCCATTTGATCTTGTAATCGTAGATAAGAATGGTAAAATAAACTTGATAGATGTAAAGTGTGCTACATTTAGAAAAACAAAAAGGCAAAAGTTTAAAAATAAGCCTAAAGGTTCTTACAGAATTTCAAGAAGTCCAACAAAAGAACAAAAAGGCTTAACATTAAATTAAAGATGTTTCATTATGATTGATAAATTTTATTAAAGTTTTTAGCAAAATAGATAATGCTTTTGCATATATTGGTAATCTATTTGCACCTAGATGTAGATGTAAAAAGAAAAATAAATTATGGAGTTAAATATGAACTATTATTTTACTGGTTGTTTAATTATTGCATTAATTTTATTTACATTACTTGTAAGTCATTACCCATGAAATTTATATTAGTAATATTTTTATGTTCCTTTATAAACGATCAATGCTTAGAGCCAGTAGAAATAAAGCATGAATATAATTCATGGAAAGAATGTACTATTGCTGCATTTGAAATATCTAGGGAATTAATAGTTGCACAAGAAGATAGCTTTATTAATAATAACAAAGTAGCAACAAAATTTATATGTAAAGAAGTAGAACAAGTCTAATGAGAGATAATAAGACATTACTTTACTTTCAAAAGAAACTTGAAAAGCAATATAAAGAAATGAATCTTTTTAGAAACTTAAAAAAAGAAGTTGAGACAGGTGCTAATGGTACTCAAGATTATATAATCAAAAAGGGTATCAATAAAGATAAGAAAGCTTATAAAATATGAAACATATAGTGTTGTTTATTTATCATTATTCTAGTAAATTAAGTTCTTGGTCTTGGCAAAAATTATATAATAATAGAGATACAGGATTAGGTTATAAAAAGTAAAAATATTATGTGGTTAAACTTATTGGGAATGGCATTTAAAACAGGTGCAGATGTCTATAAAAGAAAACAAGAAACTAAAAGCTTAGTTGCTTTAGCAGAAAGAAATCATGCAGAAAAAATGGCAAAAGGTGAAATTACTTATCAAGGTAAAGTCATGGATAATCAAAATCAAGGAATTAAAGATGAAATTGTTTTATTCATTGTTATACTACCTATTATTGTTATTTCTTATTCTGTATTCTCTGGTACTCCAAATGCTAAAGAAAATTAGATTTATTCTTTGAATATTTTAACAACCTACCTGATTGGTATGTTTGGCTAACTGTCGGAATATTCTCCAGCATATATGGATTAAAACCAGGATTAGATATTTTTAAAAAAAATAGATGTCAGATAATACAGAGATACTTAATGAGTATAAAGAGCAGGTAAGAATCTTAAAGCAAGATATTGCCGAACTCCAAGATGCAGGTAAATCTAAAGACTCTGCTAATAAAAGATGTCTGCAAAAATTAGAAAATGCCACTACTGATTTAGAGGAAGCTAATAAAAAAATAAAAGAACTAAAGGAAGAAGCAAAAGAAATGCTATCTTATCCTTAATGTGGTGTGTACTCCATAAAGTTTCAGACGATTTCTACAGAGCATACACTAATATAATCTTTGACACTAAAGATAATGCTGATTTCTTTGCTAAGAAAAGTAAATTTAAGAAAAAAGATGATTGCAGAGTAGTCAAATATGATTATAAATATTTTGCAGGAGTAACAGAAAATGAAATTAAGCACTAACTTTACATTAGAGGAATTAACTATATCCCAAACAGCTTTAAGAAATAATATAGATAATACTCCTGATAAAGAAGAAATAGAAAACCTTAAAAGGTTATGTATTAATATATTACAACCTTTAAGAGACGACTTTGAATTACCTTTGGTAGTAAGTTCTGGATTTAGGTCTAAAGAACTATCATCTTTAGTGGGATCTAAAATTACATCACAACATTGTTCTGGTTGTGCAGCAGATTTTATTATTCCTGGTGTAGATAATAAGAAAGTATTTAAACATATAGTAGAGAACCTACCAATGGATCAAGCAATATTAGAATATTATACTGAAGAAAATGGCGGATGGATTCATGTTTCTTATGTTCCTAATGGTAGAGGACAAGCATTAGTTAAAGATAAAGAAGGTTATAAGACATGGCAATAGATTATAGAGGTGAGAAATTTTCTGGATATAACAAGCCTAAGAATGCTAGAACTAAAACTAAAAAATTTGCAGTATTAGCTAAGTCTGGAAATAAAGTAAAACTTATTAGATTTGGTGATGCTAATATGACTATTGGAAAATCTGATCCTAAGAGAAGAAAATCATTTAGAGCTAGACATAAATGTGCTACCGCTACTAGTAAATTAACCGCTAGATTTTGGAGTTGTAAAAAGTGGTAAGAAGTATATTAAAATTCATAGTGAAAGCTAGAATGCTATATGCCGATCTAAGAGGTCATCATGGTAAAAGATGGAACTATGAACCTGGTAATTGGTATATGGGAAAAAATAAAAACAAACATAACAGGAGAAAATAATATGCCAATGGTAAACGGAAAAAATACCCTTACACTAAAAAGGTAAGGAAGCTGCTAAGAAAGCTAAGAAGAAAAAAATAAAAAATAATAAATTGTTATATGGTGTGGTTGCTTGTCAACTGGGATGATGGTGGGGAATAAGAATTTCTATGGCTAAAAAAACTTGGGTAAGATCAGATAAAATATCTGATGTGGGTAAGTGTAGATACTGTTATAAAGATATGATTTCTACTGATTCTTTTGTAGCTTTTGCTAATCACACTAAAGCTCACTATCTATGTATGAAGAAAGATGATGAAACACCTAAATCAAAATTTGATTGGTAACTAATATCCCCAAAATTTCTTAGCATTTTTAAGATAATTTTCATCAGCATCATTATTCCAAAACATATGTGTAAAGTCTGGTTGAATATAATCTTTAAGAACATTAGGATCATTACTAATCTTCATTATGTTTTGTCTAACCTTAGCTCTTTGAATAATTGTAGGTATTCTTTTTTTAATATTCTCAGGCTTTAGTTCATCACAATTTCCAGCATGAAAGACTTTAAATTCTACCTCATTAACATAACAAAGATAAACTGGTACTTGAAATACAGACCAATAGAAATCAACTTGTAATAAGTTATATGGAGAAGGTTTATCAACTGGTAGCTTTCCAGGAAACCAAGATCTAGTACCATCTTTTTTGACAATTCCCCTTCTAGGCATTTTACATTTATCTTCAATAATAAGATTATCTCCTTTTAAATCTATGTAACCATGAATAGGAATATTAATACCATCAAACCATTTAAAAGCTTCTACCTCTGGTTTACACTTATCATAACCAGGAATAGTTTGGTGAGCCTTATGACAATTAGAAATCATTAAAGGAACTATACTTTTATAATAACTTAATTTTTCTTGGTCAGCAGGTGTTAAGGCAACTAATTTATCTAGCTTATCTTTTACTGGTACAAACATTATTCTTTATCCTCTCTGTAAGACTCTACCCCAAAATAACTTAAAGGTTTCTTTAGGTAATTTCCTATCTTAATTAATGAAATTAAAGGAATACGATTATGTGCTTTTTCATATTTTTGAATTTGTTGAAAGGTAGTTCCTAATGCCTTTGCAACTTTTGTTTGGGTTATCAAAAAACACTTTCCAGTAAATTGATTGATATTGGTATGTCTAGCTTCTTTGATTTTGATTCCTATTCCTCTATAGAACTCCATATCTTTCTTAAACGGATTTTCTTTTTCTTGTATCATTTGTTTTCCTTCCTTTTATTTTGAGTATAAAATACCCAATAAGCTTATACAACTTTCAGTTTAAAACAAAAAACCCTTAAGAACTTATTCTAAATGGTCTTTTCATTTCTTCTTCAAAAATTTTAGAACTTATGTCAGCAATTAAGTTTTTCTTCTTTTGGACTAGAGCTTGAAATTTAAACATTTTTCTGCTCTCCTCCTGTTGCTGTGCTTTCAGTTCCACTACTTTTTTTGGATCCATGTTGCTCCTTACCAACTATTTTTATAGCTTCCTTGATAACCTTGCAGTCGGTAATATTAATTTTAGCAAGTTCACCAGGCATTGATTGATAGTGTGCTTTTTTGGTCGCTTCTTCAATTGTTTCACCATCAAAAAATTCTTCTACATCAGCTGAAAATTCTACGATAGATGTCTTTAAAACTTTAAACATTTAAGACAACATTTCTGCTATAACCAGCATAATCTCTTTTTAATTCGTTGCGTTCTTCAAGCTTATCAATCAGAACACTAACCGAATTTTTACTTTTATATTCCATCTCTGCAGCCATTTCTAAAAAAGTTGGCATATATCCATATTTTGTACTATAGTTTCTAATAAATTGCAATAGCTTCAACATTTTTGGAGTCATTGGTCTAAGTCCTCTTTGTTTTATTTTCATTTACTACTAACCTCCTTAAAAGTTCTGTATATCCGTTGATGTCATCAAAGCTATCCTTTTTATAATTACTTGATTGCATTACTCTCCAACATTTAAGAAAGATCATAAATAAACCAAAGAATTTTAATGGAACTTTAATTGTTTTGTTATTGTGAATTGATAAATACTTCTCCATCATTCCAACCATTACATAAGACGTATGGTCAAACTGTCCGTAATCCCCTTCTTTTTCATGTAGTAACTTTTCCATATCATTTATAAACTTTACATTATCTGGCATAATTTCCTTCCTTGTCTTTGCACCAATACGCTGCTACTTGTTTATCTTTATATCTAACACCTATTGGTAAATAATCTATTGTTACAACTTTTTCTAATCTATTAAAGCAATTTATAGATGAACTACCAAAAGGTACTGATACTTTTTCAATAGTTCCATCTACAAAAACATAAATAAAAAATAAACTCCATTAATTAAAATGGAATTTCTTTACTTTCTACCTTAACCTCTGCTTGAGGTCTTGCAATAGGTGTTGTTGTTTGTTGAGTTTGTTTAGGTCTAGGATCATTCTTATAACCAGATAAAATATTACCTTCGTCATTAGTCCAACCAATCAAACCTTTCTCTCCACCAGCATCTGGATAATTCATTTCTCCAGTAAACTTGTCATCCCCTTTAAAGAGAACTCCTATTTGTGCAAACACTTTAACAAACTTAGTGTTACCATTTTTTGATTGAGCTTTAACACCCAAGATTGTTCCTTTATGACCATTATCTAAAATAATGTTTCCTGAGAAGTCAAGTTTAATTGCTCTTTCATCAGCTCCATTATATGGAAATAATACCCAATCTTTTTGCTTACTGTTACCATTGTTGCTTATTGGCATTGTTTTGTCCTCCATTAGTTTTTATTGTTTGTTGTTGAGAATCAAATTCTTTTTGAACTGATTCAGTTTCGTTCTTCCAATCAGAATATAACTTAGTCAACTTAGTTTCAGTTGTCTGTTGTTTTATCTTATCCTTAATTGAATTTTTTGTAGTTGCTCCTTGATTAATTACAGCATTAACTAATTCATCTGCACTAGCAAATTCTGTACCATGTAATCCAAATGAAGCTAAACACCTTCCTAAACTTGAAGTGGCAGCATTCTCTAAAGCACTTGTTTTATTAATAAAGTTAGCATCTCTTATTTCTTCTGCATGACCAACACTATAAGGAGTATCTCCAATATATAATGTAGTCTTAGCTATAACTTTTTTATCATCTTGAAAAATAATCTGCTCATCTATCTTAGATTCTGGAAAAAATTTTAATAAGTGATTATGTCTTTTAGCTACTGTTAAATAACTCTTTCCTTTAAAGTCTAATTTTTCAACATTAGAATCTAGTGAAGCTATACATTGTAACCTTTTTTCCCTGAAAGAACCTTTGAATTTTTCTTCAGTATTTTTACTTGTCGGACTTTCTTCCTGAACTACTTTTTGTTTTATTGTCATTTTTATTTCCTTCCTTTAGTTTTTGATTTTCTATTATTTGTTCTTTATCCTTATTTGCTTTTAACTCTAAATAACTTTTATTTTGAGCTATCTTCTTATCCGTCAACTCTAATGAATTAATTTTAGTTCTTAGTTCAATTATTTCATCATCTCTATTTCTTAACTGTTCTGCATATTTTTTATTATCTTGTTCATAGGCTCTTATCTTGGTTTGCATTTTTGCAAGTTCCATCATTATCTGATCTGACATTATTTCTTTCCTTTCATAACTTCTTCAAGTGTTAAATTATAAACAATCATATCCTGAACAGATTGACCAACAATTCCGCCAATATCCATATTTAGATTACCTGGTAATGATTTTCTTTGTTGAGCTGTTAAGACAACATAATCATTGAACCACAAGTCTAAGCTTTTATTAAGCTGACTTGGACTCATATGATCGGCAGTAAAACAACCCCCATCTTCCTTTTTTGTCCACTCTTTTCCTATTGCTTTTAGCATTTAGTCCTTTCTATTAGTTAAAACAAACATTGTCAATAAATAATACATATTGATACACCTCTAAGCTTTAAATATTATTATCGCATTAAAGCTAAATGATATTCTTTCATCATCTTTATTATCCGAATCAAATTTATAAACGGTATGTCTTAAATTTGAAGGAAACAAATACCAATCTCTAACTTCTGGCAAGGCTTTATAATTTGCATCAAAAAACATATTCTCCGAACCTTCTAAAAATTCTACATTCCCTGAAGTGTCGTCATGTTCTTTAGAGTTTTTATTTGGTTTCATGGCATCAGGTATTTTTAAGTAACCAACACAACTTAGATCAGCTCCTTTACCTTGATTGGTATAAGTTACATGAGTATGACAAGGGTTATAATCTCCTGGTTTTTGAACTACATACCAAGCTGAAGTAATTTTTATGCTTTCTATTTTATTATCTTTATAATGGTTACTAGTATAACCAGAGATAATAGGATCAAAAAATAATCCTTTCCATTTAAGCATTAACTCAGGTGTTATTAAATATTCGCCATGTACTTGACCAATTAATTGATTCCCCCAATCATGGGTTATAATCTTATCTTTATCTTCTCTTATCTGTTTTAAATCCTCTTGAAACTCTTTGATTAAATCTAAAGGTAATACAGATTTAGCAAGGGTTGAACCAAAAGGTTTAAATAATTTAAAATTTATTTTATCATTCATATTATATTCCTTTTTTAGTTTCAACTGTAGCTATTGTGTCATTATGTTGTCCACCATGAGCCACTAAAACTATTTTGTTATTGTAAAACCATATTTTCTCCAATACCACCACTATTCCAACCAAAAGAAATAACTTTACCTGAACTTTTAATAATTCTTGAAATTTCTTTTACATTTGACCAATAAGATG